AACAATTAAAGGCCGCATTCGTGTTACCTCAGTAGAAGTAAAGAATTCTGGTAGTGAAGGTTCTTGGGGTGAAGAAATTCCAGAAGAATCTACTCGTATGGTTCGTGAACTAATCGTTTCTACTGGTAGTGACGAAGGTAAGGAAGAAGATTTTGCCTATGATCCTGCGGATATTCGTAAGGCTTTTAAGGTTCGTCAGGCAGAGATTGAACAGCTTCAAATTGATGCCAAGAAGGGCGCGGCTCCTAAGGCGGCACAAGCTTCTACTGCTACTACTTCTAAGTATGATTGGGAATAATATCCCAATCATACAAGGAGGTATGAATTATGGCGAACATTGATATATTTTCTCTTGAACCAAGTAAAATTTCAAGAGACCTAAAAGGAAAATTTCTATTGATTTACGGTTTGCCTAAAACTGGTAAATCAACTTTTGGTAGCCAACTTCCTCGTTCTCTATTTCTCAATTTTGAACAAGGCACAAATGCTCTTGCTGGCATTCGCAGTGTGCCAATCCTCCGTTGGACTGACTTCAAGAAAGTTCTAAGTCAGTTGCGCAAACCACAAGCGCGTGAAATGTATGATAGTATTGTAGTTGATACTGCTTCTATCGCTTGGTAGCTTTGTGAAGAATATATAAAGCAACGTGAATCAGTTGATTCAATTCGTGACATTCCCTGGGGTCAAGGCTGGAACATGTTGAAAACAGAGTTTTCTGAGTGCTGGCGTGAAATTACATTACTAGGCTTTGGTATTTTATTTATTGCTCATAGTAAAGAGAAGCCAACAGAAATGCGCGATGAAGATGGTAATACAATTTCTGCCGTTTGTCCTGACCTTCCTAATAATGCTTATACTATTATCAATAGTATTGTAGACATAATTGGATACTTACAGGTTCAAATGAATCCAGACGGCAGCTCTGAACGCTATTTATACACTCGTTCTACTCCTACTGTATTTGCGGGTTCACGTTATCAGTATTTAGCTCCTAAAATCAAATTTGGTTATAATGAACTCGTCAATGCTATTGGTGATGCCATTGATAAGGCGGTCGAACTAGATGGCGCGCAGGTAACAGATCATACAGAAATTGCGCAGGTGAAAACCCGTCCTTTCGCAGAAGTCATGGCAGAAGCTAAAGAAGTATGGAGTAATTATCTAAATGCTGCTACTACTGAAGAGGAAAAAGATCAAAAACTTAATATTATGCGCGATATAATAAAGAAAGTTTTCGGCACCGATGAATTTAAACTTAGTCAAGCAGTACCTTCTCAAGTAGATTTGGTAGAATTATTCATTGATGAAATGCGAGAACTAATGTAATTTATATATATCATTGAAACCCGCGATAGCGGGTTTTTTATTGACTTTTTCTGAAATTTATGTTATAATAATTATAGAAAAAGTATTGGAAGTGAGAATATGGTTAAAACTTTAACTTGTTTTGGGTGTAAAGAAAAATTTCCAAGAGAGGAATTGGTTGGATATGCGGGATTGAATGCTAAAAATTTACATAACTATTGTCCAAAATGTTTAGAGGAAAAACAAGCGCGCGAGCGTTTCTCTATTCAGGTATGTAAAATTTTTGGATTAAAATCTCCTGGGCCGCGTATCTGGACAGAGCGTAAACGTTTAATGGATACTTTTGGCTATACAGATGATGTTATTATAGATTGTTTAGAATACATTTATAAAGTAGAAAAAAAGAAAAAATTAGTAGAATCATTATGTTTAGTAAATCCAGTAACTGTGGATCATATGAGGACATATAAAAAACGCATTGAAAATTCTAATCAGCAAATTGTGCGGGCAATAACGACAACAAAGATGATAGAACATATAGTACCTATAAAAGAAAATACAACAAAAATAAAAAAAGAATGGAATCCGGATGATTGGCTAGATTGTGATTGAAGGGGAGATATAATTGACATTATCGGATAAAGTGGCATATCGCCAAGTTATTGGTAGTCTTATGCTAAATCCACTTCTTTTTTTAGAATATACAGATATAAGTCCAACTGACTTTGATATTACGGTTGCGCGTATCTGTTTTATTATTATAAAGAACCTATATGGACAAGGACTTCAAACTCTAACGCCTATTGAAGTAGATCAAGAAGTTGATAAGCATGAGAATAGCGCAATTGAATATAGAAAAAATGGCGGATTAGATTTTCTAAAATCCGCTTATGAATTTGCTGAGCCAAGCAATTTTGATTTTTATTATAATCGTCTAAAAAAATATTCGCTTCTTAGACGATTACAAAAAGATAAATATGATATAAGCGAGTTTTATATAGATGATAAAGATATTGAAGATCCTTTAATGGCTGTCGAAATTCAAGAACGATTTGATAATGCAACTATTGAAGATATTCTAAATTCAGTTGAAGGAAAATATAATCTTATTAGAAATGATTATCTAAATGGCGGACGTAAAAAAGGAGACCCATCAGAAGGAATCTTTGAATTGATTGAAAACTTACAAAAGGCTCCTAATATCGGACCGAGTTTAGAGGGTAAAATATTTAGTTCTGCTTGCCGTGGGGCGCGCGAAGGCTGTTTCTTTTTGAAATCAGCCAGCACAAATGCTGGTAAAACAAGAACTTCTGTATTTGATGCTTGTAGATTAGCATTCCCAGTTAGATGGTCACATGAACAAGAAACTTTCATTGAAGAAATTGCGGGAGCAACAGGAGAGTTTAGACAGCCTCGTAAAGTATTGTTTATAGTAACTGAGATGGATAAAGAAGAACTTCAAACTATTATGTTAGCATATTTATCTGGTGTAGATGAAGATAAGATTCTGCGAGGTAAATATGATGAGTTTGGAGAACTTACCAGAGTAAAATACGCAGCTTCAATTATTCAAAAATATCATGAATATTTTATAATTGAAGAAATTAGTGATCCAAATCTTACAAATATAGAAGCAACGATTAGAAAATATGCGACAGTAGACGAAGTAAAATATGTATTTTTTGATTATATTCATACGACTGCGAGTATGATGTCTCAATTCACAAAAAATGGGTTAAGAGAAGATGTCGTATTAATGTTAATGGCGAATCAATTAAAGCAGGTCGCAAAAGATTATAATGTTTTTATTTTCTCTGCCACGCAGGTAAACGCCGCGGCTATGAGTGATGATGGAGAGTTCAAAAATGAGGCATGTATTCGTGGTAGTAAGGCTGTTGCTGATAAAGCGGATATGGGTTATGTAATGACACGAGTTAGTGATAAAACCTGGAATAGTTTAGTTCCAACTTTGCGGACAGCTGCAAGAGAAGGACTTATTGACCCGGCAATTATTGAAGATATAAATATGCGGCCAACGCACATCTTAGATATTTATAAAATGAGAAGAGGGCGCTATAAGAATGTGAGAATTTGGTCTCATATACATCTTGGTACTGGTTATAGAAAAGATTTATTTATCACTACTGCTGATAATCAGCCGATTAGTAATTTTGTAGATATATTTTCTTCTGCCTTAGAAAAGCCGATTCACTTTTGGCGAGATGAAGTAAAGGAGCACGCCAATGCTAACAACGCTTAGTAATCAAGATAAAGAATTAGATTTGATAGATATAAATAAAAAAGATATTATAGAGTCTATTACATTACAGGATGTAAAAATATTCCTTGAAAGTCTTGGTGTCGATCAAATTGATATGAATGAAGAAAAAGGATATTTGATTTGTCCTACTATATGTCATAATCCATTACATGAAGCTAATTCAATGAAATTGTATTGGTATCAGAACAATAAAATATTTCGTTGTTATACCGAATGTAATGAAGCTATGTCAATATTTACTTTATATAAAAAATTTATAGCTATCAATGAAGATAGAAATATAGAAGATGATGAAGCAGAAGATTATATCAAACATTGTATCAAACAAATAAAGATTTCTAACGCAAGACAGATAAAAAATGATTGGAGTTTAGATTTTTCTAAATATCAGTTTGATAAAAATATTCCTATATTACAAGAATACCCTGCACAAATTTTGGAATATTTTACGAAATATTATCATCCTTCATGGTTAAAAGATGGTATTACAAAAGAGGCCATGGATAAATTCAAAATTAGCTTTTCATTAGGACAAAATAAAATTATAATACCGCATTTTGATATAAATGGTAGATTAGTTGGTATTCGCGGGCGGGCGCTAGAAAAAAAAGAAATAGAAGAACACGGTAAATATAGACCGATACAAATTGGTAATACACTTTATACCCATCAGCTACAATTCAATTTGTATGGTATATATGAACATCAAGATGGTATTCGTCGTCGTCGTTCTGCTATTATTGCCGAAGCAGAAAAATCTGTCTTATTGGACGACGGATATTATGGAAACCTAAGTAATACGGTAGCTTGTTGCGGCTCAACTTTCAATAAATATCATATTAGTATGCTAACTGATATATTAGGTGCCAATGAAATAATTATAGCATTAGATAAAGAGTATGAAAATTGGCGTGATGCCAAAGCTAAAAAATGGCGCGAAAAAATTGAAGGGTTATGCCGTCGTTATAGGAACCAAGCTGCATTTTCATATATATGGGATTATGACAATCTTTTAGAAGAAAAAGATTCCCCATTTGATAAAGGTAAAGAAATTTTTGAAGAATTATATAGAAATAGAGTAAAAGTAAAGTAAGGAGAATGCTTATGAAATATCGACTACGCAATAATTATTCCACTAATCCCGATGAAGCGTTAGCCGCAATTTTACGAGATAGGGGAGTTCAAGATATAGAAAAATTTATGTATCCATCATTCGCTTGTGAGTTAAATCCATATGATTTAGAAAACATTGAAGCCGCGGTAGAAATGCTATTAAAACATCTAAGAAATAATAGTAATATATTATTTGTAGTAGATTGTGATGCAGACGGTTTTACTAGTTCTTCTATTTTATGGCTTTATATAAAAAGTATTTTTCCACAAGCGAAGCTAAATTTTACAGTTCATGAGCACAAGCAGCATGGACTTAGTGATAAAATTGATTGGTTAGAAAATACTATTGAACATTTTGATTTAGTTATCGTACCTGATGCTGGCAGTTATGATGTAGAATATCATCAAAGACTATGGGAAATGGGAACAGACGTGTTGTGTTTAGACCACCATGAACAGCTATATGATGATAATGGCCAGCCAGTTATTTCTAATTTTCCAAATACTATTATTGTAAATAACCAGCTTTCCCCTAAATATATGAATAAGTCATTATGCGGCGCGGGCGTTGTGTATAAATTTTGTGAAGTGTTAGATGACACATTGGGAGTAGAATTATCTCATAATTATTTAGATTTGGTTGCTCTTGGTGAAATAGCTGATGTTATGGACAGAACTAATGTAGAGACTAATTATTTAATGCTAGAAGGTTTGTCTTGTATCAACAACAAAGGCTTTCAGACGCTATTGGCGGCACAATCATTCTCACTAAAAGAAAAAGCAGTATTCCCGTGGCCTGGACTAAATCCTATTGATATTGCTTTTTATATTGCTCCACTTATCAACGCTATTACACGCGTAGGCTCTATCAAAGAAAAAGAAACAATGTTTTAATGTTTTATTGAACCGGATAAAGAAGTTCAAAGCACTAAGCGGGGAGCTAAATTAGGAGAAACTGAAACCGCGGCAGAGCAGACAGCGCGCGTTGGCGCTAATGCTAAGAGCCGTCAAAATAAATTG